TGACCGATAGCCGCGCCCAACTGGTTTTTAGCCGAATCAGCCGCGAGACCGAGGCGGTCGAATCCGTCCTGCACCTCACCGAGCGCACCAAGCGTATCTTCGGAAAGAACATAGCCGACATCGTGCGCCTCTTGCCGAAGTGCCGAAAGTTTATCAGCACCAGCTTCAATCAACGGATTCAGGTCTTGCGCCGACTTGCCGAAGATGTCCATAGCCGCCGCATCACGTTCGGCTTCGTTGTCGATTCCGCGCAGGGCTTCGATGACATCCCCGAATACAGCATCAGCAGAACGAAGATTGCCGTTAGCGTCCGTGACGGAAACACCGAGAGCCGCGAACGTTTCAGCCGCCGCGCCTGTTCCGTCCTTCGCAGAAGCCATGTTTCGGGTCAGTTTCGTCAGAGACCCTGTAATCGTTTCAAGCGAAGTGTCGGTCAGGGATGCCATGTACCGATACTCCTGTAACGTATCGGTGGAAAGCGAGGTCTGCGCGGAAAGCGAAAGGAGTTCATCAGCGAACGCCGCCGCATTTTTGGTCGCGTCAACGAAAAACTTTCCGACCGCCTTGACCGCATCTCCGATTGCCTGAATCCCGCTCTTGATAGCGTCAGCAGCAAGGTTGCCGAGCGCGACCGTGAACGCAGAGACTTTACCACTTGCGCCGTCTGCTTCGTGACCGGCTTTTGATTCCTGTTCGGCAAGGTCTTTCATGCCGAGCGCGGATTCTGCCGTGGTGTTTTCCAGTTTGGAAAGTTCGGCTTCTGCTTTCGCAAGTTTCTCTTGCAGTTTCAAGGTCTGCGTTGCGAATTCGCCGTTTTCCCTTGCCGACTTATCAACGGCATCTTTCAGAAGGTCGATCTTCTTCTTCTGCGCTTCGACTTGCTTGTTTAAGTTCTCTGTTGCTTTTTGGAGAAGTTCTTCTTTGTCAGCCGTTCCGTCAAGGGACGAGGACAACGCTTTCATTTGTGCCGAAAGCGTCTTACCGGTCTGTGTGATATTTTTTAGATCGGAATTGAATTGCTTTGCGCCGTCAAGTCCGATTTTCGCTCCGATGTCGTTAGGCATTACGTCAACTCCATAACTTCGTCAAAGGACAGTTTCTTTTTCTCTTTTGCCGTGCCATGTTCTATTGCGTAAAGCGCGAACATGTCCGACATTTCGCCCAAAGGCGTGACCAAGATTTCGGCTTTGGTCATGTTAAACTTTGTTCGACCGTGGAATAAAAACCACGGCAGGGAGGGCTTTAACCCTCCACCGCCGCTTTTTTTGTCGGCTTTACCTCGACTTCGCCCTTAATGTCCGAACCGAAAGCCGCGAACGCTTCGCGCGTCAACGCTTCGAACGTTTTGGGGTCAACGGACAGAACATCTTCCACGGACAACCGTGCCGCTTCGCGTCCTTCGAACGCTTCTGCTGCCGCATATCCATTGGAAAGCGCAGAAATCATCCTTGCGAGGGTTTCTGCCTGTTCGCCGTAGTTCGTGCCGACCGCCTCAGAGATTCTTGCGAGGTCTCCGTCAGGACACAACCGCGCAATCTGCACGGATGCGCCGACCGTCAGTTTGAAGCCGTATTCCTTGCCGCCGATTTTCATTTGTTCTCCTCCTTTTTACCGCCGTCAGGAAATCGCGGTGAATGCGGTCTCAATCATGGAGACCGCCGCCGCTTCGGTTTCCTGCGCCGCGCCCTTCCGCATCCACACATGGTTCGCGGAATCGTCACGCATGACGCTTGCCGTCAGTTCCTGCGTCTGCCAGTCAATCTCCTCCTCCTGCGTTGCTGCATTCAGAGAGGGCATAGCAAACTTGACCTTATTCAGGATGACAGGAACGTAAGAGGTCACGCCCTCACTCATATACCGCACCACGAAGCCAAGTCCGCAGTACGGTGTGTTTACGGTGTCATCGTAGGAAGTCCAGTTCTCAACCGCTTCGGGGAGACCGAGAATCAACTTCTCCGCCGCCGTAAACAGACCGTCCACCGTCAGCGTGACCGTGCCACCGCCGAAAGAACCGGCAACGGATTCTGCCTTGATGTTATCGGCATAGAAATTGTTATCGTCCGTTGCTTCGTCAATGTCGAACGCAACCGAAACGCCTCTTGCGAGAACAGTCTTATTGGAATAGGTCGGCTGTGCGCCGCTGGTATAGATAGCAACATACGGCTTCGAAAAACCGGTGCATACTCGTCCTGCAACTGCCATTGCTTATTTCTCCTTTACACAATGTTTGAAATATCTTCGTCCAACCTTGCCGCCATAGCGTCTATTGCTTTTGCTTTCGCGTTTTGCAACGCTTTCCGCATAAACGGATGCTTCGCCCTGACGGATGAACCGCTTTCAATAGACCTTGCGATCATTGAATTCGGATGCCCTTTCGGGTACTTCTTTGACTTCAGGCGATTGTAGCCCTCGAACCCGACATGCGTATAAATGAAGCCGTCATCGTTCTTCATGCCCGACAAACCAAGCCCTTCAAGCAGACCGTCCTTTTCGTAATCCAGTACGCCGAGCGGTTCGCCCTTCGGTGGATTTCGGTCGGTAGACGGTAACGCTTCAATGGATGAGCGAACCTCGTTCGCAACGACCGCCGCGCCGTCATAGACAGCCCTTTTGATCAAAGAAGTGGTGTTCGCTTGCAACTCGTTCAGTTTCGCCATGTACTCGTCAAAACCAACGAATTCAAATGACTTGCCCATTGTCGTTTATCCATCTCCACTCATAATGAATGTAGCCGGTGTCGGATTCGAATTGAATGGAGTTCAACCACCACTTGCAACCGAGCGTCCGCAGGGCGTTCTCAACGGTCGTTTTCGGAACGTTTGACGAATCTCTTGTGAAGTAGTCCACATAACCGCTTTCAGCGATTTCTGAACCGCTCACGAAGTCCGTGTCAAAGTGTTCCTGACCATCAGCGAAGTAAACGCCGTAGTCACCCTTCGGGGCTTCAGACCATGCCGCAAACGCGAAGGAATAGCCTGTCGAATCAAGAACGTTCTTCAATCCGTCAAGCATCGTTTCCCTCCATAATTGCGCGGTCAATGGTGATTTCCTCGCATGTCAGTTCGATTCCGAAGCCGGTTTGATAGGTTCGCACGACCCGATACTGTTTATCGTGGAAAAGACAAATCTTTTCGCCGTGATAATCCGCAGAATCGGAAAGTCTGAACACGACCGTCGGATGCAAGCCGTTCTCCATTGCCTGATACGCTTCGTTCATTCCGACCGAGCGCACCGAAACGTAGACCGTTCGGCTTTCCGTGTCGGGCGCGTCAAAAACGCCATGCGCGGCAGGGTTTTCTCCCACCAAAGTTATAACATCGGGAGTTCTCATGCTCACCACTCCGTGTATCCGGTTGCCGTGTTCAACTGTGCCTTCTGTTCGTCATAGGACGCTTTCAGGCGGTTAAATTCGCCATCCGACAAGTCGAGGAAGTGAATCTTGCAGTAGGTCTTGATTGCCTGCTCCACAACCTCGTCAAGAGGCGAAGGAAGGACAACTCCTGCAATCTGCAAGTCCGACTGTGCCGCGTTGATAAGTGCGGTCAGTTCGGAATCGTATGCGTTTGTTGCGACACGAAGCGCAAGTTTCACTTTTTCAAGCATGGTTCTGCTCCTTGAATTGTTTTTCGGAAATAACGACTTGCCCGATATGCCCCATCTTGACGGTTGAATCGCACACCATTTTCGCGCCAAGGTTCGCCGCTCTCATGCAGAACGACAAGTCCTCACCGAATCCTTCAATCGGGGAAAACGGATGCCCGAATTTTTCACGGACGGCGTTCAATAGTTTTGTCCTGATCATGACACCGCCGAAACCGCACGCTTCGATGTCGAACACGCCTTCGGGGTAGTCATCGTATACGACCGCGATGTTCTGCCGCTTGCCGTTCACCTCCGCAATTCTGCATCCGTCATAAATGACAGGACGGAACGGAGGTTTACGCGAGAAGTACAGACCACTCACTAGGTCTGCGCCTTCGTCAAGACGCTTCGACAATCTTTCCATCAGGTCGGGGTCGAAGGTCATGTCGGAATCAAGCCACAATGTGCGGTCGAAACCGCCGCAGATTGCTTGCACGGACAGAATGTTTCTTGAATCATACACAAGGGACGATTGCGCGATAGCATACTGCGCTTCACCGATGATTCGAAGCGAAAGCAAGTTTCGCATGAATTCGGTATGCACCATGTCAAGGCATGGAATACAAATCAGGGTTCTCATCGTTATTTCCTCCTTTGATGAGAGAAGGGGAGGGGAGAACCCTCCCCATGACGAAATTACGCCTTCGCCGCTCCTGCAACGAGGCAGAACGCCTTGTCAGCAACAGCGTCAAGACCGACATACTGTCTGCCGACAAACTTGACCAAATCCTTCTCCGCGAGGGAAAGGTCATCGCGCTTGATGGTGATTTCCGCACCATTCGGGAAGTTCGCATGAGCGCCAACGCCGAAGTCACCGACAATCATGTAGACCGAAGCGGTGGAAGTGGACGCGACCGGCAGACTGTTGTCGAAGTACACAGGCAGACCTTCGAACGGATCGTGCGCGTAGTTCGCCTTTGCCGCCGCTTCCTTGAACATCGCCCAGGTCTGCTTGTTCATGACGCAGACAGGGTTCGCCGCATCGTCCGACAACTGGCCCATCGCAAGGGCAACCGTGCCGTTGGACGGATAGGAATTGATGATGCCAGCGGATACCTTGTTCGTGCCGACCGTGGTGGACAGAGCCGCAATCTTGCCGATAAGGAGGTTCTGCGCCTTCTTCGCAATCTGATAGGTCAGTTCATCGACAACGTAGTCCAAGAACGCTTCGCCCGAAAGGTCGAGTGCCTCATCGGAAACGGAAATCCACTTCTTGATGGATGCAGGGGTCAGGGCAACCGCACCGATTTCAAGCGTTTCCTCCGTAACTGCGGAGGTGCTTTCGGTATGAACGGTCGCGGCGGTCGCGCTCTTCTCAAATCCGACCTTAAGGATTCCCTTGACATAGGTCTTCTTGACAAGAGCCATGATGCCCAGTTTGTCCCATGCCGTGGAAATTCTGTCAGCAACATACGTTGCAACAGGGACAGAGCCGCCAGTCGCAAGTTCGGTCAGGAGTGCGCGGCACTCGGTATCATCGCCGGTCTTGATGTAGTTCGCATATGCGACATTGTATTCGTGCGAAGCACGGATTTCTTCGATCGTCATTTTCTTCTTCTCCTCAATGAAATCTTTGATTTTTTCACCTTCGCCGTCCGCGATCTTTGCGCGGATTTCGGCTTTTTCCTTTTCAAGGTTCGCACGGCGCTCAAGTTCCGTATTGATTTCACGAACCTCGGCTTCAAGCGCATCCAAATCCGCACCGTCAGTCTCGACTTCGGACGCGATTTCATTTCTGCGCTCAATCAGTTCTTCAACCGATTTCTGATCCATATTTGACCTCCGTCAATGCTTTGATACGCTCAATCTGCGCCTTGCGTTCGTTGCGCTTGCGAAACTCCTCCGCGACCTCGTTGATGCACTCCACACCATAAGACCTTGCGCTGATTGCCGTTCCGTCATTTGCAGGAATCGACACCGCCGACACATCATAGAGTTTTCCGATATTGAGAATCGTCCGCATAACGCGAACGTTGTCTCCCTCTTCCACGATTTCACGCTTGTCCTCTTCGACCGTGAAACCGAAGGACATCTTGTTCGTGTAGCCGCCCTTGATTTCTTCGTACAACTGCCGTCCGATTTCCGTACCGCCGAGAAGCGCGGTCACATGCAGACCGTGTTCGTCCGTCCGAAGCGTCAAAGTGCCGTTCGAATTCCGTGCGAACACGCGACCTTCGTGGTTATACTGCATGACCACATCGGAAAGGTCGGTCGTTGCAAAGGCGTTCGGGTCAACCTTTTCCCAAACCTCATAATTGCCGTCCCTCCACAGAAGATACGGCTCGTTGAAAGTGGTCGCGTAACCTTCGACCACCATATCGTCCTGCGGCTCAAGCAGGAAATCGCGGTATTGCGTACCGCCGTTCAATTTCTGTTCAAGCGTCATTGTTTTCAGTCCTTTCGTTGATAGAAACATATTCGGCGCGGATCATGCGCTCGTCACCGCCGTCAACAGGCGGCAGATTCCAAATTTCGCGGACATCGTTGATAGACAAGATTCCTCGGTCAAGCATCTGTGAGGAAACGTTCAACTTGTCGGCGTTGGTCATATATTGAAGTCTGTTCGCCGTAGCCATGACCAATGCGCCACTTGCCTGTTCGCGGAAGGTGAATAGCATCTTCGTCATGACTTCCGAAAACTGAATCGCAAACGGTTCGACAACACCTTCGTAGAACGCCGCCCATGCGTCACCGTATGCGGCGTTTCGCATGACTTCTTCGTTCACGCCGAAGTAATTGAATACGTTGTCACGAATCAATTTCTCCTGTTCAGCGTCAACGATGAACGGCTTCGTTTCTACTTGCTTGATGTCCGAATAGGTGTTCGGGAACAGAAGCAGACCGCCGCCCTCTGCGTCACGCGAAAAGTTTTCTTCGGTGAATCTGCGTCTTTCCTTCCGCAAGTCCTCGGTTTTCGCAAAGTTCGTCAGCTTCGCCATGAACCGATACGATGCCGCAGACTTTACGCCTTCCTTGATTCCCTGATCCTGCATGGAAATCAAATCCATTGTCGGAACGAGTGCGTGATTCGATTCCCCGAAGAGGTCGTTCCGATATTGGAATCGCGTCATAATGCCGCAGTTCTCCAGTTCGACCGCTGCCTTTTCGCCCCATCGGAACGTATAACGCAGATACGGCTTGACCTCTTTGCCAACCTTATACTGAACGACTTCGCACTTGTCGGGAAGAACCGCATACACGCCGCTCGGTTCGCCGTACTGGTCGTAGACCGGCACGATGAACGCCGTGTTATGGACATACAAGATGGTCGCAAGCCGATACATAAACTGCGACCAGGTTTGCAGTTCGTTCGGTGCTTTCCGCAGTTTCGTTTGCAATGCCGGTTTCGCCGCGCCCTTGATTTCGACCCTCAACTTGCTGATTTGCGTGGCAATCGCGTTAATTGCCGCCCTGACAAGTTCGGATTCATAGATAGACCCTTCGTACCGATGGAACACCGGCGTATAGCCGTTCAGGAGTTTGTATTCCCCTTGATACGTTCCCTTCGGTTCGGGTCTTTTGCCAAAAATTTTATCGAACAATCCCATTTCAACCCTCGTTCTTTAACTGGTCTCCAATCTCTTGATACCACTTCTGCCTGACGGTGAACGCATCCGCAAGAGCCGCCGTTCCGTCTATGTGCAAGGACGGAGAAATCTTCACAAGTTTTCCGCGCCCTCGTTCGTTCGACATCTTGATAGCCGAGTTCAGCAGATGCACTTTCAAAAGGTCGTTGTCACCGATATGAACCTTGCCGTCCGCGATGTAACCTTCCATTTCTTGCAGAACGCCCCAAAGGTTTTCGCCTTGAAAGCAATCGTCCGTTCGTGCGCCGTATTGTTCCAACGATTGAATCAAGTATTGCGCGGAATATCTGTCGTAACCGATCATAAGCGGGTAAATGTGATATTCCTCGATCATTCGCACTATGTAGTCATAGCAATCGTGGTAGTCCACGAAGTTTTCACCGCTCGGCTGAAGGAATCCGCGCTGAATGTAGATGTTGTACGGAACGCCGTCTCGTTCGGTGCATTCGTCTATCCGTTCGGCAGGGAGAAAGAATTTTGCGAACACATAGAATTCGCCGTTTTTCTCAATGACGAATGTGCAAGCGGTCAAGTCTCGCGTTTGCGACAAGTCCAGTCCGCACACTGCATACGATTCCGTGAAGTCCTCCAATTTCAGAGGTTCGCCGCACATCTTTTCAACCGCTTGTGTCGACAGCCATGCCGCCGAGGAGTTCTGCTTGATGTTCGCATACTTCGTCAGGAATTCAATCTTCTTTGACAAAGACCCTTCGGCAATAGCGATTTCTTCAAGCATGTAATCAACGGACACGGAAACGCCGAGGTTCGGATTCGCTTTCCTTAACTCGTTGATGTCGTTCCATTTCTCCACATCGTCTATCATGTAGAGGAGGGGAAGAAGCCGCTTTTCTTTCGAATCACCGAGGAGGTATCGGGTCGAACGCTTCATCAGTTCGTCAAAGATCGAATCGTTCTCATAACCCGATGTCGTGCATGACAGAAGTAAACCTTCGGGACGCGCACCCATGCCCGACTTCATGACTTCGTATTGCTTCAGACCGTTCTGCCCCGACCAAGACGCAACCTCGTCACAGATCGTCAGCGAAGGATTGAAACCGTCCGACTTCTTCGCGGAAAAGGCAATCTTCTTGACCGTGCTGTTCGTGCCGATGATTGCAAGGTCGGTCTGCCGGTGAAGCGGCAACATGCTTGCGTCATTAACGCGCTTGTTGTGTTGGTTCTTCTCGTTCGCCTTTGCGAGTTCGTCTTGATAGTTCGGGTCGAGTAGCATCATCTGCCAAACGCCGTTGTAGATGATGTCGGCTTGTTCTAACTTCGGAGCGAGGCAATACACCCTCGTTCCGTAACCGTCCGTTTCCCAAACATACTTTGCAATCGCGGATGCAAGAGCAGACTTGCCGTTTTTTCTGCCGACCAATAGGAATATTTCACGGTAGACCCTCTTGCCGTCAGCATCAACGATTCCGAAAACCAAACTGATGAACGCTTTCTGCCACAGTTCAAGTTTCAACGGAGAAGGCGCGAGAACGCCTTCGGTGTGAAAGCATCGCGTTTCTATGTAGTCTATTGCGCGGTTTGCTTTCGCTTCATCGAAGAAAATCTCCTTGTGTTCAAGGTTTTCGATTATCTTCGCGTATAATGCTTCAATCCACTTTCCAACAACAACCGAACCCTCGGCTATTCTTTGGTAATACGCGAAGATGTGGTTTTGTCCGTTCATCTTTCGCTTTTTCGTCATAAGTCGCTCTCGTTCAGCGAATTTCGTGAGAACACCGCTCGGTGGCGCATTTATGCATATTTTTTTTGCGATGGGGGCGGTCTTTATGCATGGTTTGTAACGTTATACATCATTTGCATATTACATTCCCTAATAAATCAACCTTGTACCGTTTTTTACTGCCGTGTTCTGCAGCATGACAGTCGCGGCAGACCAGTTCAAGGTTGTCCCAATTTAGAGTTACGTTCGGGTCGTTGATATTGTCAGGAGTGAGATGTACTTTGTGATGGACGATTTCACCGGCAACGATTAGCCCTTTGCGTTTGCATGATTCGCACAGACCGCCTTTGCTTTTGCGGTATGCTTCTCTGCAATTCTTCCATGCGTCACTTGAATAAAATGCTTTTGCAAAATCTTTCATCCACCGCTCCACCACCGGCATACAGATGAATTTGCGCCTCCACGACCCAACCTAAACCTAAAAAGAAAGAACATGATGTCATTCAACACCATGTTCAACATATCACATATTCGAATGGTCAAAGTTACCGATTAAGTTACCAGTTTTTGATATATCTGCCGCATGACCTTCTTCAACGAACCGTTGGCATAATAGAGCATACATTCTACATCGCACATGCGCTTTTTCCCGATCAAGACGAGGATTGCCGCATCCCTTTGATGTCCACGCAAGCGTTCGTCTATCAGTTTGCGGAGTTCGTCTTGCGGCATTGCTTCAAGCCGCCGCCTCGGTTCTGACTTTCTCGTTTTTTTCGCCTCCGTTTCAGGGCTTCTGTTCGCTAACACTTCACGAACGATTGGATTGGGTTCGTACACTTCAGCCGATGTCATCTTTACTG